TCACAAATACAGTCACAAGTACCAGCTATTTTTAATTCATCACTAAATAAATGTACTTCAGTTTCAATTAAAGTTGGTTTATATGTTTCCCAAAAATCAACAAATTTTAAAAACATTTGCCAAACTACAGGGTCCATTTTAGGATAACCACTTTCACTTAAATAATTTAATTCTTTACCCTCAAAATATTGTTCTATTAATTCATGTACAGCCGTACCTTCCTCACCTGATTTTTTAACAATCCAATCTGCACTATAGCCTACTTTTTTAAGCCAATCTTCAAAATGCTTACCTTTAGGATAAGAATTTAAAACATAAGTTACAGAAGGATAATATTCACCATTTCTTCTGTAATATCTAGAATCAGGTAAAGTTATTTGTTTGTGATCATCAGAGATCTCCAATATTCGGTTGTATGTTTTCTTTATCATACTGCTAATTTTTGTTCCAATAAAGAAGAATAAGTCATTGGAATTGTATTTTGTATTAGTTTTGTGAAATTTCTAAAACCCATCTCACTTGGGTCCTTATCTTGCATGTCTACAAAATAGACTTCTTTACCTTCCATCATCAATTGCTCACAAAAGTGTAAAGCTTGTTTTATAGCATCCTTATCTAATGCTATATAAATTTTATTAACATATGAACTAACTATTTTTTTCATTAATTCACTTTGAATGTTTTTACCTAATAAAGGTATTGCATTTCTTTTTATTGCTATAGCATCAAATAAGCCCTCACATAAAATAATAGGTAATCTCCAATTAATTAAGTGTTCATTAGGAATAATATCCCTACTAGCTGAAGGGTTTCTATATTTTATATAAGGTTCTTTTTCAAATGATCTAGCTGTAAAATAATTTAATCTACCATCTGCATCATAAGTAGGAATTATAATCATATTAGCATATAAACCATTTTTACAATAACCTATATTATACTTTAAAATATCGTTTTTACTAATATTTCTTTTTTTTAAATATGCTAACGCGTGCCTACCAATTATATCGTTATTATCAACGGTATCCAGGCCAATAAATTCAGGTGGTAGTTTAACAATGTCATTAGATTTAATAAATTTAGCAACTTTAGAGTTTTTAATTAATGATTTGGCTTCATTTAATTTAGATGTATCAACCCCAATAGCTCTAAATAAATTATATACTGTTTTTCCTTTTTTATCACATGCCCAACAATGCCAAGGATTATTACCTTGTTTATTTTCAGTTAAGTTTACTTCTAATTTAGGTTTATGATGATGACAAAAAGGACAATGATACGCGTAATTATTACGAGCAGTTGCTTTTCCTGTTCCTAATACGGAATTTACTAAACTTACCAATAACTGGTTTACCATAACGATACAATATACACTAACAATCTTTAATTTCCAAGGGATCTTCGTATTCTATCTCTTCAAAATCTTTAGTATAAAATTTACCTAATATATTATCATTAAAAAATTCATCAGGTTTTTCTAATACTTGATATAAAAATTGATATTTTGTTTCAAAATAAGTTAATAATTTTTTGTTTGGTACTATTTTAAGTATTTCTCTTTTAAAATCACTAGCTTTACTTTCTAATAGTAATTGTTTTAATTGTTTTTGCGAACCATAATAGTTTTTCCAATCCGATTCTTTTATAGCTAATTTATAAGCGGGTCTTCTACCTACTAGACCTTGCATTTTAGCTAATTCTTTTTTACCAATTTTTACTTTTTTAGAAAAATAAAGTACTTTTTTACCAATATATTTTTTATTAGTAGGTTTATGTGTAATAACATAAATAAATCCGTAAGAATTTGGGGGAAAATCTGTAATTTCTTTTTTGGTTTCGCCTTTATAGGTCCAACTCATATTGTGCTATTTAATTAAACTGAAGGTTTAATGCAACGTTGATAAATATTATAATTTACCTTCATGTCGCATTTTTTCCCTTATTTTAGTAGCTGATATATCATGTATATCAGTTGGGGGAACATGTTCAATAACTTCATAACCAACACCTCTTCCATAATTTATGGATTCAATATCGGGAATTATTATTACTTTTACTCTACCTTCTTCAATTAAATCTTGTAATTCATTAGATAAATTCATAAGCACTTCTTGTGGAGTCCATGGTTGTTTTTCATTTGGTTCAACGTCTCTTATGCAAATTAATACGTTTTTACCGTCATTTAAACGTTGATCAATTAACCAACGATGTCCTTGGTGCCATGGTTGCCACCTACCAATAAACATTGAATATTTCATAATTTTAATTTAGTTGCTATATTAATAATAGATTCAATTTCTGTTTGTTTTGTTGTATCTATATCAATAAAATCTTTTTTAGGTTTACCAAAATTATCTACATGATAATTTTCTCTTCCCCTTTGAACATAGGAAGTATTATAATGAACATAAATTTCTTTTATCTGCCAATCTAATAAAGTTTTAAATTCTTCACGTTGATCTAGGTAAGGAGACACTAAAGAAACTATAACATCTTTACCTTGATTATGTAAATAATGAGATATTTTTTGTGCTGTATCTATATTAGTTACTCTACCTTTTATTGAATAATCTTTATTAGTAAATAAATCTCTCATTTCATCCCCATCGATTCTATAAGCATGAGGAAGAAATTTTTCTTTTAATAAATTTGCAAGAACAGTTTTACCTGAACCCGGCTGTCCTGTAAACCAATAAATCATAATTAACTATTTAAATATGTAATTTTTAACGGGTAATACATCAGTTAGAGGTACTTTAATTTGATCAATTATTTCTTCTTTTATTAAATGAGGATGTACCCACCAATCTTCAAAAGGACATTCTTCATCCATTGAAATATTACCAGCAACTAAAATATATCCTTGTGATTCTAAAATATTACGTGATTCCCTTCTTACTTTTCTGGTTGCATCATTGTAATGATCGTGTTCAAAAGTAATAACTCCAAATTTAACTTCTTCAAAAGGTATTCTTTTTAATACTTCTAAAGACTGATAAGCAGGATCAATATCAATTGATAGATAATCTATTTCATTACCTAAATTATATTTATTAATTAAATCTAAATAATTCAAATGTACAGCATCTTCACGTATAATGGGATTTTCTCTTAATGATTCATTCCATGCATCTACATAAGGTTGATGTAAATCAATAGATAAACCATTCCATTTATTTCTCTTTTCTAATAAAGCAGTATTATTACCTAAATAAGGTTGTCCACCACCTATTTCTAAATAAGTACCTTGTCGTTTATTTTCCCAACATCTTAAAACAAATAAATCTTGTAAAGCTTGGGAATTAGTATGATCTATTCTTTTACAACCTGCAAATCTTATTCTACTTTGTAATTTTTGAAAATCATCTCCAACGTAAATAATTGGATCATGTTTTGTAGGTATTAAATTAAAATTTTTAAGATTATTTAAGATAATGTTAAAATATTCTTCATTATCAACTGCAGGATCTTGATATAATTCTTTCCATAATTTATAAGAATGTTCTCTTTGTCCTCTCCACCAACAAGTAAATGCTTCTTGGAATTTTAAACCCCAATGACCAACATAACCAACATCAGAACCTAAAGGTTTAGCATCTAAATCACATATTTTTTGACCTGTTACAGCATAATGATGAGCTTCTGTCCATTCTTGTCTTGCACTATGCCATAAACTTAATAAAAAATAAGCTTCAGGTCTATTAGGCATATGAGTCATAGCTATCATTAGTTGTTCTTTTTCCCATACTGGTCTTCTAGTTTGTTTGGCTACACATCTATAGGTTTTTAACAATGCTTCATAAGCTAATAGATCATCATCTGTTAATTCTGCACATCTTAAAAAGAAAGATAATGCAGCAGCTGTTTGACCTATTGATTCATAATATAAACCTGTATCGAAATTTATTCCGGGATTTAAGGGTGAATCAATGTATCTATATATTTGTTCTTGTAATTGTCTTTGACTAACCATATTATTTTAATTTTTCTAAATCTTCCCATTCTAATCTATCAAGTAAATGCTTAGGCCATCTTAAAATAAAAGCAGCATTATCTTGATAACCAAATGTAATTAATAAATTATCTCCATCAAGTGCTAATCCACAGGTAAATTCTATTCTAGTCCCCATATATTGAAATTGTTTTGATACTTTAACTAAATTCCAATCTTCATCCCACATAACAAATCTATGGTAATAAAAAGCATCTTTATAATTTCCTTCATGGTGGAAAAAATCAACTTCATGAGTAATACAAGTATATAAACCATCTATTTTAACAACTTGAGAACCTCCTCTTAAATCCCAAGGTAATTTTACATAATTTTTTTTAGAAATTACTGTTTCACATTCAACAGTATTTAATATACCTTCTTGGACTTTTTCTTTTCCTTTTTTATCTAAATTTACTTTAACTATTTCTAAAGGATTAGTCCATTTTAAAAAATGATAAGGCATATCTAATACAGGCATCCAATTTTTTTCTAAATAATTTTGAGATGGATGTTGAATTCTTTCTCTTGTTTTTTCTATAATAGCATCTTCAGTCCAATCAACTTCACATAATTCCATTCTTCCTTGTCCATTATCATAAACATCTCTTCTAACTCCACAAATATATAATTTACCTTCCCATCTAAAAACTCTAGCATCCTCAAGACCTACAAAAGACCAAATAGGTTTAATATCATGTTTTGAAGTATCTACATTTTTAAATTCAAGTATTTCATGAGTTCCTCTATCTAATTTACAAAGATAATTACCTGTAGTTAAAGTTAAATCATCTTCAGGATTTAAGTA